ACACAGAGGAGCCAGCATGGAAACAAGGATTCAGGACACACGAATCAACTTCCCAAGGAGGGAGGAACTAACAGCTGAGGGAATTTTGTATCATGCCCAACTTGATGACACCACCCTCCCTGCCTTCACTATCCTGGAGACAGAATCTTCACTCTCTCTCGAGATTGATGAGGTTCCTGATAGCATCAGCCAGGTGGGTAGCAGCATAGCTTTGGGTGCCTCGAGAATAGAAGTTGGCCAAATTTCTACCTTAGTACATGACTTCACCTTTGCAGTTGTGTCGGAAGAAACAGATGAACCTCTCTCACGGCACTTCCCTGTAATGAATGATGGGGAAGATCATCTGACTCCTGACATGATTATAGATGTGACACAAACTGAAAGAAGGGTTGTGGAATTTGCCACCCATAGGGGTGCTGGGCATAGAGGTGTCCTAAATTATTTTAATCAAAAGATGGAGAAGTACAAAAGGCCTCTAGCTCTCAGGAAGGACAGAACTGGGTGGCATATCACTCTGTCTTGCATCTCTGTTGGTACAGATCATGTTGTGTCAGACCTCAGACTTCCTCAAAATTTGGTGGATGAGTTAGTCTACAGATTTCGATTTGCATGTGCTGTCATGGCTCAGATTCTTGTGGCCTTCCCTGGCCTTGCTCCTCAATTGTCAGAGGAGGTGACTCAAAATGAAAGGAGAGGGATTGAGTGTGTAGAATTACTAACCCAAAATTTAGTAGGAGATGGCCCAGGACCAAAAACAGGTGTCTTCCCTCTGGGGGAGAGGGAGATACTTGACAACTTCCTCATGAAGAGTGAGGATGGAGATTACCTCAAGACCATCTTTGCTAAGAGTTTTAACAATAGTCTAAGAGAAATCAGGCAGGAACATGTTCCAGAAGGCATGCACAGGAATGGTGCCCTAAGAAAAAATCAAGGTGAAGCTTTGTCCCAGATGACAGCTCTTCAAGAAGAAATGCTGAATGATTATTCAAGACAAGCAAGACCCCCCCCTGAGAATAAGTATAAGTCCACGATCAAGGTGCCCCCATGGTTGATCTATGCAACCAAAAGGGACATTAATGTATGCCCTGATCCAGATGACTTGGATGGACTCTCTGATGAGACAGTCACCTCCCGAGTGTGGAAAAGCGCTCTAACTGACACTTTCTTTTCTGGAAATCCAGGATGGCAGGAGAACATAGACAGGGAGGTTTCATTAGCTAGTGGCCTGCTCATCACAGAGGACTCCGACAAACTGAAGTCAGATTTCCATCGAACTAAGCTCAATCTAACTTCTCAAGACTGGGTCGCTTTAGCAGCCAGAGGAATAGAGGGTAAAGCCTTAAGGCATGAGGAAGTGGTTAGGGCAGCTGATGAGGAATCTCATCAAACTTTAAGCCCATTATCAGACACCACAGGTATTGAGTCATGCCTAGAGGGCAACAACTGGTTCCATCAAACTCGAGGACAGAAAGAACACTTGTTCCAGGATCTAGACCAATTAATTGAGTCCTCTCTTGAAGTGTCTTGTGACTCTCAAGGACTTCGAGATTCCATTTTGACCACATTTAGAAATTACAGGAGCACCAATGCTGTTCATTGGGCTTGCATGGTCACACAATTGGCTACAGAGTTGTCAATTTCAGCCAAACAGAGCTGTAAAAAGCACCAGTTTATCCTTAAGAAGCTCCCAAACTTTCCTGTGTTAGTTTTGATCAAGACAAGCAGATCAGGATCTCATGTGTTTTACAGTTTAGCTGCTAGAGCATGTGACATCACAGGGGAACTGGATGGACAGGTGTTCAAGAATTATGAAAGATCTGGTGTCTGGTTTATCACTGAATTTAATTCTGTAAAACTTTGCAAGCTTGAAAATATGATCAAGTTGCCCATGCTAATAATATCCATGCTGGCATATTTCCAAGAGACAGAAGAAAAGCTAGTAACCAGATATAGTCGCCCAACTCTCTTTTCTAGGAAAATGACAACACTTGCCATTCTGACATGCATGGAGGACAAATCCCTAACAGAAGAGCTCATCACCATCCAAAGGTACATCCAGATGGAAGGTTTTGTGAGTGAGCCTCTTCTGCCAAAACCTCAGAAAATGCTAGAAAAATTATCTGTTCCACTGAGGACCCCCCTCCAGGTGTTCCTCTTTAAACAGTGTATGAACAGCATTAGGATTATCTCTGGTAGTCCTTTTAAGAGATTGTCAAAGGGTGGTGAGATTGTCTGGAGGGGTTGCTTTGCAGGGTGTTTAGGCATCAGCTGTAGTCCAGAGCAAATGGTCAACTCTTGGTACCTAGGCTACTTAAAAAACAAAGATGAGGACACAGAGGTGAACATGCTCAGTGCCATGTATGAGAAAATTGTGAAAGTTGAGGAAAAAAGACCAGAGAGTGATGAAAATCTCATAGGAGGGGATCCTGTTGATCCCAAAATGCATGAGTTTTCAGGTTCTTTCATTAAATTTATGGCTAGGGCTCTTGACGAAGAGGTGAGCCAAAGGAGAGGGAGGAATTGGAAACAGGACCTGACAGTTCAATTTTACAGATCCTTGGGCTCGATAACACTAGATCAGATGGCTACCCTTAAGGCCAGTAGCAACTTCTCAGAAGAGTGGGAAGAGTTTGAAGAATCTCGCATGAGAGAATATCACAGAGTGAAAGTCATAGAAAGGATAGCAGATCTGGTTAACCAAGGACATACATACTACACAGACTGCCTGGGAAGATGTTTTAAGGTGGTCTTGGAAGACGCTTGCATGCGGATCTGCCTTTTCAAAAAGGCCCAACATGGGGGGTTGAGAGAGATTTATGTACTCCGACTGGAAGAACGTATGATTCAATTTGGCATCGAGCTCTTGGCTAGGAAGATCAATGAGGCTGTCGGTCATGAAACCATCAGTGTCCCCTCTAGAAAAGAAGAGATATTAGATACACATCAGGTTAGAGCAGCAAAGGCCTGCGGAGAGGGGACTATGGTCACACTCTGTAGCTCTAATGATGCTAGGACCTGGAACCAAGGCCATTACACCACTAAATTTGCATTCCTAATGTGTGAGCTCATGCCAAAAGAACTACATGGGCTAATCTGGGCTTCATGTGCAATCTTCAGGAGGAAGAAAATGATGCTTAATTTAGATTATTTGAACAGCATTGCAAAGCATAAAGAAGGATTAAGAGGTTTTAAGAAGAGATTACATGATGGATTTTCCGGGAATGACGATGTACCCTGGATCAAGAAGGGTAAAACTTACATCGTGACCGAAACAGACATGATGCAAGGCATACTCCACCTAACATCTAGCTTGTACCATGCTGCATATCAGGCGGCAGTCAGGAAGCTGATCAGGACAAAATTAAAGACTTTAGTGGGCTGCAGGATTCTTATTGATGTCATTGAAGGTTCTGATGACAGTGCCATCATTATTTCTGGTGCAGTTAAGAGCAGTGAGGAGGAAATTAGATTCAGGTTAGCAGCAACTGCGTGCCTGTTGTGGGTGAAACACTTGGGAGTGTTTGCTGGAATTTACATGTCTCCCAAGAGCACCATAGGCTGTCTAGATGTATGTGAATACAATTCAGAATTCAGATTTGCAAGACTGATGTGTAGGCCCACATTTAAGTGGGTATGTGCCAGCTTAAACATCCCAGAGGTTGAAAAAATCTCGGACAGGCAAGAAGCCTTTGCGAATCTTCTAACATCGGTTCTTGAAGGTGGCGGGACCTCAAGTCTTTGCTCCATCCTGCAGATCTGCCAAGCATGGTGCCATTACATGCTCCTGGGGCTCTGGTCTTCTTGTGTTTTCAAGAGTATAATCCCACACTTGATCTCAGGGAAAAACCCAGATGTTGGATTTTTCCTTCTTGACAACCCTGTTTGTTCTGGTATTTTAGGATTCCGTCACAACCTCTGGAGATTTGTCCGGAAGACTGAGCTTTCAAACATCTATGCTAGGACATTAGATAATAGAGCACTAGATGGTTTTATGCTCACATCCGGGGGAAGCCTTTCTAAAAGCCATTTAATTAGGTGGGGAGATAGAAAAAAACTAGAACAGATGAAGGAGAGGTCCAACCTGGTAGAGAACTGGCAAGAACAGACTGATGATGACCCTAGTGTGCTGTACAAACCTCCAATGACCAACAAAGAGGTAAAGCTGCTTTTGTGCATAAAGATTGACTCACCAGGTGTTGCTGAGAGCCTCTCCAAAGGCAATGTGTTAGGCAGAGTGCTGGCCTCTTCTGTGTATATACTCCAGAGAAGATGCATCACTGCCAAAAAAAGCAAGAGAAAATACACTCTAATGGAGCTTGCTATGGAACAAGATCCAAATTACAGGGCACTGACACTAGCTGAAGAGTCAGCAATTTTCGGTGACATAGTGTCACTAGAGAGAAATGAAACCATGTCTCAGGTCTACAGTCATGCAAATGGGGTGTTGATTGCTAAGTCAAGAGAAATGAGGAGAGCAAAGGTTGAAGTATTGAGTGCTGATGAGAGCTTTAGGGCCCCTCCTGTCAAAATAATGGGTGATGTCTTCTTTGGAACTACCCGTAGTCACATGGGTGCCAACATGCTAAGCAGAGAGCTCCATTATCTAAAGGAGAGTTTCCCCTGGATTTCAAATGACCCTTATGAATGCTTGAATCAATCTCCATTCTCTAGTCAGGCTGAGATGAAAACCTTTTTTGAGAAATTGGAGCAGAAAACAAGGAAAGTCAGAATGATAGGTGCAGCTGTTTTCACTAGAATGGGTCAAACCACACTGGAGAACCTCATTAGATTTAACTTCCAAAAAAACTTTGAACTCACAAAAAGTGATGTGTCTGACTCTGATTACTCTGATGAAGATGAGAAATTCTGTAGACATGTTGTAACCATGATACTTTCAGGGCCGTTCACCAATGAGAGGAAGGAATGCATGATAATCGACTTCCTTAGAAACTCCAGCCTTGGACCACCCAAGCAACTTTTGAGGAGGAGCAGGACTAATGTGTTGCGAGTAGTTCGCTCCTGGCTTGATGGCCATGCACGGATAGAGGAACTGGTTGAGAAGAGCATGGATGGTATATGCGGGGCTTTCACCATAAGGCAGAAAGTCTCCAAAGATAAGAAGGGCAATGTGAGCTACAAAGGCTTGGGGGTTTGGACTGGCAGAATTGAGGGTACAGACTGCAAACTTCACATTGAAAATGGGTTTTCTTCTGACCAGATCCTCAAACAAGTTGTTATTGCTTCTGACAAGAGCTTGTCTGACTTCCTGCCTGGTCTGGAAAGACTCTGTAAAGAACTTAAAGTCATCAACCCTAGGAAGCCCTTCCCTATAAGAGAAGCTGAACGTCAAAACTTCATCGGGGCTCTTGTTGACTTTAGGCTGGAGTCTCGATTTTCTAGAGCTGGAGCTCCTGTGTTATTAGTTCCTCAGCATGAAGGCTTTCTAAAAGAGATGATGGACAGATCTGACATAAGCCTTATAGTCAGGTCAGACGTCTTGAATATTAGAGCTGATCTGGGAGATGGAAGGCTAATAACAATGCTGAGCTACAAGTCCTCAGGGCAAGATGCTGACTCAGAGCAAGGCGCTCAATTTTTCTGTAGGAGGGAGATGCTGTCAAGAAAGTTTGGCTGGGCCATCAGAGAACCTTATCTGAGCTGGATTAGTCTGGGACCAATTCCTGACACTTTGGTTCCCAGGTTAAAAGAAGAAATGACAGGAAGGAGGAAAACTGAGGGTATAGATGGAGAACAACTTAGAGAAATCTTTAAAAGGTGTTGCAAAGGGTCTTTGAGGCGAAAAGGCCTAACTGTTGGTCAATATTCAAGTGTGAGACTCAGGATTGAAGACACGTCAGAGGAGGTAGACATTGATCTTCTTGAGCTGCTGGATGAGGATGTTGATTTCGGAGACACTCTTCAGTCCCAAAACTTACAGGACCTTGAAGCGAGCATTGAAGAGATGGAAGTCCTGTTTGGAGAGGATGATCTTGAGGTTTTTGACTTCACTGAGGTTATATCAAGATCTGATCCCTTAGCTTACCACGGGTTTTGTGATAGGATCATAGAAGACTACATCAAGAGGCTAGGTCATGAGGCAATTAGGAAGGCCATTCAAAAAAGAGAATGCACCAGGAGTGACTACCCTCTTGTTAAGAGTCTCTTTGAAAGCATTGGAGAGAACCCTGATGAGTTATCAGTGCTTCCTGACAAAGATGACGTATATGCCTCTTCAAGCCTTGTTACAGAAGACTTGTGGGGTTGACCTCTCAGACCTCTTCTTGATCTCCAAATTTACTGTATGTCTCTATATGCCGCTGGCGGTCTTTGTGT